ATGCTGGCCGCATAGCGGACAAGACGGTGTCTCAACGTCCTGGCCTTTTTGCCAAGATGAAGGAGAACTTGCTGGGGGTTAACTTCCGCACCCAGGTTATTGACGCGCTTGATCCGCTTCAGCGCATCTCTGGGATGGTTGCCGACGCCACCAAGGGTATGCAGATGATGTATTACCTGCGGATGTACAACTATCGGATGCACATGACTTCGGCGGCTATTGCCAACGGCGTGCCTCAGTTGGTGCAGAAGATGCGCAAAGACGGTCAGCCTGAGTGGCTGATCGAAGCGGTTGAGGGTGCCAACATCAAGGACATCGTCAAGCGCCTGAGCACCAAGGAAGTCATCAAAGCCGCAGGCAGTGCTGATGCTGCCAACCGTTTGTTCACCCTGTATCTGGCCAAGCTGCGTGCCGACAACAAGGGATATGACGCGCTGAACTTTGGTCGGGCTTCAGCCGAGGCTGAACTCAAGTCGATTGAGCAGGAGTTGGCAAGCGGCAAACTGTCTGCCGAAGACAAGAAGCGCGTCCTCACGCGCCAAGCCCACCTTGAGAAGGTCAAGGACACGCTGCCTAGCGAGCAGGAAATCAGGGATGCCTTTGACGAGATCAACGCTGATCCTGTGCTCAAGGAAGCCTTTGCTGACGCCCGGGAGATGTACAACGAGTACAACAAGAACTTGCTGGCGTTCTTGGTTCAGACCGGAGCGATGTCCAAGGAAGAGGCTGAGCGCCTGCTCAAGGACAAGGACTACGTCCCGTACTACCGGGTGCGCGGGGGCGTTGCGGAACTGATGATTGGTGGAGAGACGCCGATCCGGATTGGCAACCTCAAGGACAGCCCGCACTTGCAGGAGTTGGTGGGCGGAGAAGAGCCCATCTTCAATTTCCTTGACAGCAGCGTCCAGAACACCTCAATGATCATGGATATGGCGATGCGCAACGTCGCCGTCAAGAACGCCATGTGGGAGTTGGCAAGCCTTGGTCTGGCCAAACTGAAGAAGGCAGGCAAGGCAGGCGTTCCCAAGGGCGCGGTGGAGTTCAAGATTGATGGCGAGGACTGGTATGCCCTCGTCGATACAGAGCACATCGGCATCCCGTCTGAGTTGCTGGTCAAGGGGCTGGCAGGTGTACCCACCATGTTCCCGGCGGCTGTGGAGATCATGGGCATCCCCGCCCGGTTCCTGCGGCGCTTCATCACCGCGTCTCCTGTGTATGCAGGACGGCAGTTGGTGCGCGACTCAACCTCTGCCTACATGGCCAGCGGCTCAAACGACTTGCCGCTCATGGGTGCGCTCAAGCAGATTGGCAGGGCCAGCGACATCCAGCGCCGGGGCATCACGGGCGGTCAGGTGTTCACCGGGATGCCGGAGGATGTGGCTCGTCTGTTGAAGGAGATGCAAGAGGGACGGTCTGGGTGGTCTAAGGCGTTCTCAAAGCTGGAAGCCATGTCGATGGCGGCTGACTCGCTGACTCGGCGCTCCCAGTACGAGAGCTACATCCAGCAGGGGCTCTCCGAGATGGAAGCCACCATGATGACGATGGAGTCCATGAACTTCATGCGTCGCGGCCTGTCGCCCACCATGCACTTGGCCACCACGCTGATCCCGTTTATGAACGCCCAGATTCAGTCGCTGGATGTGCTGTACCGTAGCCTGACTGGACAGATGCCGATGAACGAGCGTCTGGCCATCCGTGAGAAGCTGATCACCCGAGGCATGATGCTGGCAGGCATGTCGATCATGTACGCCCTGGCGATGCAGGACGAGGAGGAATACAAGAATGCCACGCCAGATCAGAAGTACAACAACTGGTTCGTGCCGATCCCCGGCCTCGATGAGAAGCTCCGAGTGCCAATCCCGTTCGAACTGGGCTACATCTTTAAGGCTCTGCCCGAAGCGCTCATCAACTCTATGTACGCCAAGCGTGGCGCAGATGAAGCCAAGGACGCGGCACTGAACATTCTGGTCAACTTGATCCCCGGCGGCAGCAACATGCTCAAGTTTGGTGATGTCCCGGTGCCTGTCCCCTTCCCTGCGGCGGTCAAGCCGCTCATTGAGGTCTTTGGCAAGTCCTTCTTCACCGGGCGAGACATCGAGACGGGCGCAGAGCAGCAGCAAGAGCCTTGGGCTAGGTATCGTGAGAACACCTCCGAAGCCGCCAAGTTTGTGGGCAAGATGTTCAACGCGTCCCCAGTCAAGATCGAAGCGCTCATCAACGGCTACACCGGGGGCATGGGGCTGGCGCTTCTTCAGGCCACCAATGTGCTATTTCCTGCGCCAGAGACTGCCAAGGGTGAGCGGCGGCTGTCTGAGTTGCCCGTCATCGGCACGGCGTTCCAGCCCAAGGATGCAGGCGGCATCATCAACGACACCTTTGAGCGGTTGCAGGAAGCCACTCGGGCCAAGCAGACCTACAACGATCTCATCAAGCGGGGCGAGAGAGCCCGGGCTGATGCCTTCCTGGCCCAGAACGCTGAGCGCATTGGGCTGGCATCCTTGGCGGGGACGTATCGTCAGAGGATTGGGGAGATCACGGAGGCCGAGCGTCAGATTCGCGGCGCTCAGATGTCGGCCAAGGACAAGCGAGAGATTCTGGACAACTTGCGCCAGACCAAGATTCTCACCGCTACTTATGTCCGCGACATGCTCGATAGAACAGCACGCCCATAAAGCCGCGATACAAGCCGAAGGTGGCACGGGCGTCCAGCACCCGCACCTTCAGCGCGGCCTTGAGCCCCGCATCTTTCATCGCTTCAAGGTCAAGGGCAGGGATGAAGAACCCCTGCCCTTTCTCAAGTCTCTCCCACGGGAACGGGTTTGCCTTCTGTGTCATCAGCCAGCGTTCTTGAGATGCTGATGGCCTTGACTCGCATCTGCGGGCCTCTGGTCTTAGCCATCATGTCCTTGCGTATGAAGCGCACGGTGTAGCCCAGCGTGTTCAGCAGTTGGTTCTTGAAGTCCTCATAGCCGAAGGACATGGACACACAGTGCGACTTGAGCACTTGCTCCTCGATGAAATACTCCACGAACCCCGGCTTGTCGATCTCGTGCTCCACGCGCCCCATGACCTTGCTGCGCGTGATGGACTGGTCGATGGTGCTGCCGTTGCCAAGCTCAGCCATGAAACTGCCGTTGCTTTGCTTGACCACAACGAACTGGCCGTAGTATTCCCGGGTGAATGAGTTGAGGACATCCTCGGCTGTGCGCTTGCCGCTACGCACCACCTTGCGTGCCTTGTCGATGAGCTTCTTCAAACTGGCGATGATTTCCTTGACGGGGAGGTCAATGATGCCAGCATATTTAGAGGAGGCCAGAATCGCCCCTGCCACAATCGCTCCGCACCCAGCCGCCCAGTAGCGCTCATCCCCACGCATCTGCCACTCAGCCTTGAGGTGGCGCACAGTATCTTGCGTGACCTTCTTGGCAATCTCCGGGTTCTGCACAAGCCACCGGACATACTGCTCCCCGGCAATCCCGTGGTTGGTGTCCAGCAGGCGCAGGGTTTCTTCCTCATCGTCCGTCCAGTTGAGCTTCTGCTGAGGCGTCCACTCCAGCATCCGCATCAGTTCGCCCTGCGAGGTGTGCTCCCGAGCGCCAGACATGTAATCCAGCATGTGAGTGTTGGACGTGAAGTAGGCCAGGGTTGCCCACGACACGAGGTTGATGCGCTCGCGGTTGTGGTGCGTCTCTGACTTTTCCTTGCCCTTGCCTTCCGACAGGTCGAAAACCATGCCGGGAAACCACTCCATGTCATGCCGCGATTTGTGCGTGATTTCGTCCGAACAAAACGGTAGACTGTTGAGGTTGCCAATCCGTTGCTGCATCGTAACGGGGGAGGTGCTTTTGCCTGTGCGATAGCTCAGGGGGTGTCCCCAGACGCTACAGATCAGGTTCAATGCTAGGGATTTCCCCATGCCGGACTCGGTCGATCCGCTGTGGAAAGTCAGGCAGGCCATGTTGGTGAACTTCATCAACGGGGCACCGAACCCGATACTGCCCATCGCCAGCAGGTCGTACAACTCCCGCTTGATCATCAACTGCACGAACCTGCGCCACCCATCCAGCGTGCCCATAGAGCGCGTGCTGCGGGTGATGTTCTGGAGGTCGGGCATCGGCACCGTGCGCGCCTGTCCGTCAGGGGCATAGACCCTCCCGGCGTAAACAAACGACCCGTCATCCTGCCAGCCATACTGACCGGGAATCTTGATCGTCTTCTTGTTGACGCTGGCTTCCTGCACACACGCCCGGACATACTCAAACAAGTTCTTGTCGTTGCCCGTGCCGTAAGCGGCCATGACGTTCTGGCTTGCCAGCGCCTTGAGCAACTCATCCTTGCTGACCACGCACCGCTGAGCAAACAGGATGTCCGCCGCTTTGTCCTTGCGGTTGGCCACCATGTGCACCGTGTGATCGTTTTCCTTGTCGAGAATGTCCACCACGAACAGGTCGTAGGGCAGGATCATGACCTGCTGCTTGCGCTTGGTGCCGTCTGCTTCCTCCACCATGCGGTCGGCGTACACGCCGCCGTTGGCCCCGTAGGCGTAGCCATGAGGCGGTGTGGGGCGGATGACCTTGACGGCGGGGGCTTGAGGGTCTTCAGGATCAGCAGGCGTGATCTCGATTTCCTTCTCGGTGTTGTCAGACACCAACTCCCTGCCCAACGCCAAGGGGTTCGTGATCTTGCCAAAGTGCTTGCACTTCTCGCAGACCCCAGGGTTTTCACTATCGAACTTGATGCACGGGTAGGGCCCCTTGATCTCCTTGAGCTTCTGCTCCATCCGATCCTGCGGGTATGGGTGCAGTTCGCTGAGCATGATGGCGGCACGCTGACCGTCCGCACAATACTTGGCTTGGCTCAGCCACGCCCTCCACAGCGGCTCCATGCCCTCATCGGTGGCGTTGGCCACATAGTGCTGAAGCTGCAAGCACCCGTCCCCGGACTCGGTGCGCTCCACGATCTGCTTGAAGCGCACGATGCTGTTGGCCAGTATCTGGACACCCGCCTGAGAGTCTTTGATCGGGCGCTTGCCCGGCAAGACCAGAGAACTGGGTGGAGGCAAGGGGGCAGACGCTCCCAGAAGTTCCTCAATGCGCCCCGCCAAGGCATCAAAAGACACCGGCCCACCCCTCTGTAGCACCTCCACAGGCCGGGGCGTGTCGTATTTCTTCTTGAAGTTCTTGGTGCCGGGGATGCGCAGGACTCGGGCCGCATCTGCCGTGACCGTGTTGTCGATGGCCAGATCACGCTGCTTGCACAGACGCTTGAGCCCTTCGGCTACGGGTTTCCACGTAGATACTTCTACGGGTGTATCGAATGACCAGTAGCAATGCAGACCGCCGCCAGAGGCGACGATCCACGGGTTGCCAAGGTCAGACAGCCCAGTATCCGAGAGGAAGGCACCCAGCGCATCCAGAGCCACCTGAATCGACTCGTACCCGTCCATGTCGATGAACAGGGAACGAAGGTACTCAGCGTTGTCTGCGGTGCGCTTGCCCTTGTCTGCGAAGGTTGCCAGAGCGAAGTAGACATCCTGCTCGTTGGCTACCCACTGCTCTATGTATGGGGTGAATTCGTCAAGGCTTTCTCCAAATACGTGTTGCTTCTTGTTTGACGAGAGTTCAGCCGCACAGTAATACCCGTGACCGGGAGACGGCAGAACCGCCGCTAAGAAATCTAGCGGTTCCATGAATCTCCCCGGGTTACTTGGCGTCGAAGGGCAGTGGCAGTTGCTCGGGATTCAGCGAGTCCAAGGACTTCTCTTTGTCCCGTCCGGCATTCTTGGTGCGGTAGACAAGCTCGTTGATGACCTCTTGGGGCAGCAGTCCCGACTTGTCGATGAGCAGATTGACGTGCGACAGAAACTCCTCATCGCTCAGGCTTGAAGGTTGAATTCCAGGCATATTTGGCTCCATGCTTTTTCAGGGTTTGGGTTTGCTTTGAGGATGGCGATCAGACGCTCTACGGAAGGGCGATACGGGGCGATGACATCACCCCCCAGCATCCAGTTGTAGACCGTCTGGCGGCTTGCTCCGGTGGCCTTGGCGATCTTGATGACCGACAAGTCTTTGTCCACGGCTAAGCGCCCGAGTTGGTTGCCCAACCCCGAGCGCGATCCTTTCTTTACAAGTGCAACAGTTCTAATTGAGTAAGGCATTGTGATTAAAGGCGGCTATTGCCGCCCCCATGATTACTCGTCGTCCCACTCAGCCGCGAGCTTAGCCAGACTTGGCTTGGCGGCGGCAGCGGGTTCTTCCGACTTGCCCTTGCGCTTGGTCGGGGGTGCGTCCTCATCTTCCTCGGCAACCGGCTCGTCCTTGGCCTTGGCTTTAGCCTTGGGCTTGGCACCTTCCAGCGCCAGAGGGGCAGGCGTCTCCACCTTGTCCATCTTGGCCACGGTCATGGTGATGGCACGCTTGGCGTCGTCGGTCTTGCCTTGGCGCACAGAGATTTCGTACTCATCCTCGTCCAGCCAACGCACGGGCTTGAAGAACAACTTGGGAGCCTCGGCCTTGGTGTCGAACTGCATGCGAGTGACCATCATCTCGGGGCTTGCCTGATTGGCAACCACATAGCGGGCGTACGCCTGAAGCGGACGCTTGTCGCCTTCTTCCTTGCCGAAGATAGACGTGGCAGGAAGTTGAAGCTGCATCACATGGCCTTCCAGATCATTGGCCAGGACAACCGCAAGCCGTTGGCTGAAGCGGCAGGCGCGGGACTCGCCCGAGCCAGAGCCCTTGATGTTCTGGGGGCAGGTAGCGCAGCGATCAGACTGCGGGTTGGCTGCGGAGGCATCGGGCTTCTCGCCGTCAGCAGACCAGCAGTCAGGGGCAGTGGGCGTCTCGCCGTCGTATGCCTTCATGTAGAAGGTTCTGCCGATCTTGGGAGCGGCGTTGACGATGACCACATCGAGGTAGCGCTCGTCAATCGAAGCCACTTCCTTGCCGTCCACCAGCAGGCGGAACACGCCACCCTTGATGGAGATGCGCTTGCCGCCACCACCAGCGCCGCCAGCGAGGGACTTGGCAAGGTCAGACAGTTCGCCTTTCTTAGCGAACGCGGGAACATTGGAACCAGAAAAAAGAGCAACGTTGCTCATGGATGCTTCTCCTTATTTGGAAGGCTTGCGAACAGAAACGTCGAACTCGGTGTCCGAGTTCAGACCGGGGGGAACAAGACTTGGGTTCTCTTCCAAGAACTTAGCCATGTTGGATTGGTGGATGCGCTTCTCCAGCAAATCCACCGCGTCGTGCTCAACGACGAACTGCTTGAAGCTGTCCCAGTCCTGCGTGTAGTAGCGGGACTTCTCGGTCAAGGTAACCGTGCCGAACT